GTAAAGATGTAGTTTACTTTTGCGAAAAATATATAAAGATTGTTAGTATTGATGAAGGTCTAATGCCTTATCAGCCTTACGATTACCAAAAAAATATAATGAGAACTGTTGATGAAAACAGATTTGTTATATGTAAGATGCCTCGTCAGACAGGTAAGACGACTACAATGGTAGCAATAATGATGCACTATGCATTGTTCAATCCAGACTTTAACATTGCTATCTTAGCAAACAAAGCTGCAACATCAAGAGAAATTTTATCAAGATTACAATTAGCTTATGAGAACTTACCATGGTTCTTACAACAAGGTATTGTAGAATGGAACAAGGGTAATATAGAATTAGAAAATGGATCCAAAATATTTGCATCATCTACATCAGCATCTGCTGTAAGGGGTATGTCAATTAACTTAGTATACCTAGATGAGTTTGCATTCGTACCTGCAACTGTCCAGGATGAATTCTTCAGTTCTGTATATCCTACAATATCATCTGGTAAAACATCAAGAGTATTAATTACATCTACACCAAATGGTATGAATATGTTTTATAAACTTTGGCATGATGCAGAAAAAGGATTTAATGATTATGCTACAGTAAGTGTAAACTGGTGGGATGTTCCAGGAAGAGATGAAAAATGGAAAGAACAAACAATAAGAAACACATCAGAGAAACAATTTGCTGTTGAGTTTGAATGTGAATTCTTAGGGTCATCAGATACATTGATTGATCCACACAAGTTAAGACATTTAGTATTTGAAGAACCTAAACAGTATAATGAAAGTTTAAAAGTATTTGAAGAACCTAAACCTGATCACATATACACTTTATGTGCTGATACAAGTAGAGGAGTGGGTAATGATTATAGTGCATTTATAGTATTAGATGTAACAGAACTACCATACAAAGTAGTTGCAACATACAGAAACAATACAATTGCACCAGTATTATATCCTAAAGCTATCTACAATGCTGCTATGGCTTATAACAGAGCTCATGTATTAGCAGAGATTAATGATGTAGGTGGACAGGTTATAGATATACTTCATCATGATTTGGAGTATGAAAATATATTGAGAGCACAATGGAAAGGCCGATCAGGACAAATAGCTGGTAGTGGCTTTGGCGGTGGTGATATGCAAATGGGTATTAGAACTACTCCTGCATTAAAACGTATTGGTTGTGCTATGTTAAAAACTATCATAGAAAATGATAGAATGATTATTAATGATTTTGATATTCTATCTGAATTAACTAGCTTTGTTGCTAATAAAAGAGGAACAAGCTATGAAGCAGAAGAAGGAAGAAATGATGACTTAGTTATGTGTTTAGTATTCTTTGCGTGGTTATCACAACAAGATTACTTTAAGGAACTTACTGATATAGATATCAGAAAGAATTTATATAAATTAAACGAACAAGCGTTAGAAGACGAGCTCGTACCATTCGGTTTTATAGATAATGGTAAGGGAGATAGTTGGGAAGAAGACGACGAGTTCAAAGGCGGAGAACTAGTTAAAAGCTGGGATTATGACTACGATAGAGACAGTACTTGGTAACAGTCTTCAAGTCAAGAGTTTAATAAATAATCCAGAGCTTAATAATCTACCGTAAATTAAAGGAGAATGAAATGCCATTTCAGGTTAGTCCAGGCGTAAACGTATCAGAAGTTGATCTGAGTACAGTTGTACCAGCAGTTTCTACAACGGAAGGCGCCATAGCAGGGGTTTTCAAATGGGGACCAGCTAAATCTCGTGTCTTAGTTGACAGCGAGGAAACTTTAGTTGCTCGATTTGGCAAGCCGAATGGGAGCTTAAATCCCGAAACATTTTTCTCAGCAGCTAACTTTTTGGCTTATGGGAATAAACTATATGTATCAAGAGTTATCGACTCTTCAGCTAAGAATGCCGTATCTAACGGAAGTTCAGCAGCAGTACTAGTCGAGAACGATGATAAGATAGCAAATGTCACCATTACATCATCAGACCACTTTATTGCAAAGTATCCTGGAGCTTTAGGTAACAGCTTACAAGTTAATATTTGTAAAGCACCTAATGAATATAGTGTTGCATTAGGAACAACTATAACAGTATCAGCAGGTTCAAATGCAATTGCATTTACAGCAAACGTAGAAGCATTGGGTACAGCGCAAGTTGGAGACCTATTAAAGTTTGGTAACACTACAACAGGTACACATACTTTAGAAATTGCTACTATTGCAACAGGCGGTTTAGCAGGTACTTTTAAAACTAAGTACACTGGGTCAAGAGATATTACATCTTTGGCAGCAACTAAACAATGGAAGTACCACGACTTAGTAGGTGGTGCACCAGGAACATCTGTATTTACAGAAGAAAAAGGTGGAGCAGGTGATGAGATTCACGTTGTAGTTGTAGACGAAGATGGTGATATATCAGGAACAAAAGGAACAGTATTAGAAGTCTTTGATGCAGTGTCAAGAGCAACAGATGCTAAGACAGAGTCAGGAGAATCAAATTACTGGATCGATGTTATAGAAAGACAATCACAATGGATTTATGCAAAAGGTGCATACAATCTAGCAGCTAATGTAACAGGTGCAACATCAAGTGCACTATCAGGTTCATTAGCAACTATTGATTCATTGAAGTTGGGCGTAGACTCAGCAGCTGAAGGATCAATTGCATTAGCAGATGTAACAGATGGTTACGACTTATTTAAGTCAGCAGAAGATATCGATGTTAGCTTAATCCTACAAGGTAAAGCTATTGGCGGTACTAACGGTGCTGATCTTGCAAAATATATTGTAGACAACATTTGTGAAAGCAGAAAGGATTGTGTTTTATTTGCTTCACCAGAAAAAGGTGACGTAGTAGATAACATTGGATCAGAACTTGACGACATCAAAACTTTTAGAAACGATATTACAAATTCAAGTTACGCATTTTTAGATAGTGGCTATAAGTATCAATACGATAAGTATGATGATGTTTATAGATACATTCCATTAAACGGAGACATTGCTGGTCTAGCAGTAAGAAGTGATGAGCTAAGAGACGCTTGGTTCTCACCAGCTGGATACAACAGAGGTGGAATTAAAAACCTTGTTAAACTAGCATTCAATCCTAAGAAAGCAGAAAGAGACGGATTATATCAATCAGATATTAACCCAGTTGTAACATTCCCAGGACAAGGTACAATCTTGTTTGGTGATAAAACATTACTAGGTAAACCATCTGCATTCGATAGAATCAATGTAAGAAGATTATTCATTGTATTAGAGAAAGCAATTTCAACAGCATCTAAGTTCTCATTGTTTGAGTTCAATGATGCATTCACAAGATCACAGTTTAAGAATCTTGTTGAACCTTTCTTAAGAGATATACAAGGAAGAAGAGGTATTGTTGACTTTAGAGTTGTATGTGATGATACAAACAACACAGGAGAAGTCATCGATAGAAATGAATTCATAGGTGACATATATGTCAAACCTTCAAGATCAATTAACTTCATTCAGCTAAACTTTGTAGCAGTAAGAAGTGGTGTTGAATTCTCAGAAGTAGTTGGACAGTTTTAATAAATAGGAATAGGAGAAAACAATGGCTTTTAACATTAACGAAATTAGGTCCCAGTTATCCCTTGGTGGTGCTAGACCTACCCTGTTCCAAGTCAACATATCGAACCCTGCAAACGCTGCAGCGGACTTGAAGACACCTTTCTTAGTGAGAGCTTCTCAGGTCCCAGCATCAACTTTAGGTTTTATTGAAGTACCATACTTTGGTAGAAAGGTAAAGATTGCAGGCGATAGAACATTTGCTGAATGGAACGTAACAGTTATTAACGACGAAGATTTCTTAATTAGAAATGCTATGGAAGAGTGGATGAACACAATCAACTCACACCTAGGCAACGTAAGAGGTTTTGGTTCAGCTAGTGACTTATCATATAAATCAACAGCACAGGTTATACAGTATTCTAAGACTGGAGTACCAATCAGAGAATATTCCTTCAATGGAATTTTCCCGACAAACATAACTGAAATGGACGTTGATTGGAATGCGACAGATGTAATCCAAGAATTTAACGTAACATTCCAGTACGACTGGTGGGAAGTTACTGGTGGTTCTACAGGCAACGCTGGCGGAAACTAGGGATAAAAGGCAACTAACCGTTGCCTTTATATCTTTATTAGGGTATTCTATTGCTCTAATAAATATATTATGAGGTAATCAATGGCAGAATTATTCGGATTCGAAATCAAAAGAAAGACAACAGACCAAGATCTGGGGTCTTTTGTGCCGCCTACAGAAGACGACGGTGCTGTAGTTGTTGCGGAAGGTGGTGTATACGGACAGTATGTAGATCTCGAACAGTCAAGTAAAACAGAAGGCGAGTTAGTAACTCGTTATAGAAACATGGCCATGCAGCCAGAATGTGAAAATGCTATCGACGATATCGTAAACGAATCTATTGTTTATGATCCAGATAGCCATACAGCAGAAATCAACTTAGATGCGGTTCAAGTATCAGATTCAATCAAAACAAAAATAAACGAAGAGTTTTTAAATGTAAAAGATTTACTGGACTTCGAACGTCAAGCATACGAAATATTTAGACACTGGTACATTGATGGTAGAATGTACTATCATATCATCATAGACGAGAAAAATGTACAAAATGGTATTCAAGAATTAAGGTATATAGATCCTAGAAAAATTAGAAAAGTTAGAGAGGTCAAAAAGAAACGTAGCGGTACTGGACCTAACACTATACAGCTAGCACAGACCAAACAAGAATACTACATGTACAATGATAAAGGTTTTAAAGGCGGACCAGGAACAGTCAATCCCGCTCAAGGTACTACTCAAGGCATAAAGATTGCTAAGGATAGTAT